TATGGTATCTAGTAATACTGAAAGTGGTATTACAGTAGCTTATCAAGATGCAGATGGTACTTTAGACTTTACAGTTGGTACACTCAACCAAGATACTACAGGTACAGCAGCTACAGTTACAACAGCAGCTCAACCAAACATTACAAGCCTTGGTACACTCACAACACTTACAGTAGATGATATAACAATTAATGGTTCTACTATTTCTGATGCTGCTGATTTAACACTAGATGTTGGTAATGATTTAACACTAGATGTGGCAGGAGATATTATTTTAGATGCAGATGGAGCTGACATATTTTTTGCAGATGCAGGAACAAATTTTGCACAATTTAGAAACTCTAGTAATAGTTTAAGAATTGATACATTAATTAGTGATGCAGATATTATTTTTAGAGGCAATGACGGTGGTTCTACCATTACTGCTCTTACTCTCGATATGTCAGATGCTGGTACTGCAACCTTTAATCACGATATAAAACTTGGTGATAATAGTATAGCTGCATTTGGAGCAGGTTCAGATTTAGAAATTTATAGTGATGGTGGCTCAAACAATTATATTTTAAGTAATAATGGTGCTTTAATTTTAAGAAACTTATCAGATGATAAAGATATATATTTACAAAGTGATGATGGTTCAGGTGGTTTTACATCTTATTTACATGCTAAAGGTTCTTCAGGTGAGGTTATATTAAAGCATTATGGAAGTAATAAACTAGCCACAACAAGTTCAGGTGTAGATGTTACAGGAACACTTACTGCAACTACACTAGCAGGAACTTTATCAACAGCAGCACAAACTAATATTACAAGTGTTGGAACGCTTACTAGCTTTAGGTCAACAGGTATTGATGATAATGCAGATGCTTTAGCTATAACTATTGATAGTTCTGAAAATGTTGGTATAGGAGAAACAGACCCAAGTGGTTATTGGTCACAAGCCAATGACATAGTTATTGATACTTCAGGCAATGGTGGTATAACAATAAAATCAACCACTAGTGGTAATGGAAGACTTGCATTTACAGACACAAAAAGCTCTACAGCAGGACTTAACGATGGTGGTTTAATTTCGTATTCTCACGGTGATGATGCTTTGTTATTTCAAACTAATGGCTCAGAAAAACTGCGTGTTACTTCTGCAGGTCGTGTTGGTATAGGAACTTCAAGTCCTGACGATGAATTACACATTTCAGATTCTTCAGGAAATGCAGTTTTACAGATTGAAGCATCTGCATCTCATTTTTCGCAGATAAGTTTTGGTGATGTAAATGATGGAGATGTTGGTAAAATTAAATATGACCACTCAGATAACTCACTTAGTTTTACTACTGATACTTCAGAAAGACTCCGTATTGATAGTTCAGGAAATGTAGGAATAAATTCGAGTAGTCCAAGTGCAATTCTTGAGGTTAGAGCAACTGCACCTACTTACACAAATAATGGTACTGTTTTTTGGGGTGGAACAACTAATAATGATGCTCATAATGGAATTATGTTATCGTCTTATGGAGATGCTTTAGGAGGTTCAATAGGCTCTAACTTAAATTATTCAAATGGTACAGTATCTCAAAGTAACACAAACAGGTCATCTGGAGAAATTCAGTTTGGAAATACTACTACTTCTAGTGTTACAAGTGACATTAAGTTTGGTGGCTATGTAAAAGGCTCTACAACTTTTTCAGAAAGGATGCGTATTGATTCTTCAGGTAATGTTGGTATAGGAACTTCAAGTCCTTCAGAAATATTAACAGTTGCAGGTAATATCGCTAATGTTTCAGGAGATATGACACTAGATGTTGCAGGTGATATTATTTTAGATGCTGATGGAGCTGACATATTACTTAAAGATGCTGGCACTACTTTTGGTGAACTTACAAACTCATCAACAGATTTTGTAATTAAATCTACTACTTCTGATAAAGACATATTGTTTAAAGGTAATGATGGTGGTTCTACAATAACAGCTCTTACACTTGATATGTCAGATGCAGGACAAGCAAATTTTAATTCAGGCTTTACTACTAGTGGTACTTCTCATACTTTAGGTAGTGGTTCAGGTACAAATGATGTGAACCTAAAATTAGGTCTTAGTAGAACGGATAGTGGTAATTCGTTTATAGACTTAGTAGGTGATACAACTTATACCAACTATGGAGCTAGATTTATAAGGGCTTCTAGTGGAGCCAATGCAAATACTAGCATAATTCATAGAGGCACAGGTTTATTAAGATTAAGAGCACAAGAGTCTAGTGCTATAAACTTTTTGACTAGCGACACAGAAAGGGCTCGTATAAGTTCTGGTGGTAGATTTTTACTAGGTCATTCATCAGCTATGACTCCTGCTAGTGGACAAATCCCTTTTTTTCAAATTATAGGAACTACTTCTTCTACCTCTAGTTCTTCTATAAATAGATTTTCAGATGATGGTTTTGGTCCAACACAATTTTTTGTAAAGTCAAGAAACGGAACTCCTGGTTCTAATACTATAGTACAAAGTGGTGACACTATAGGCACTATTGATTTTAAAATGGATGATGGTACTAATTACCAAACACAAGTAGCTAGAATAATGGCTAAAATAGATGGCACTCCGGGAGAAAACGATGCTCCCGGCAGACTAACATTCCACACTACAGCAGACGGAGCAGCTACTGTATCTGAAAGAATGAGAATTGATAGTTCAGGAAATGTTGGTATAAATACCACAAGTCCTACTGAGCAATTTAATGTGGCAGGTTCAACTCATATAACAGGTAATGGTAGTTTTCCATCTTCGGGAAGTGGTATAGAGTTAATTCCCGGCTCTACTAATATGTTTATACAAGCTTTTGATAGAGATAATTCAGTTTGGAAAAATTTTAGAATTAAGTCAAATCAAATAGAGATTTTTACAGCAGGTTCAGAAAGGATGCGTATTGATTCTTCAGGTGTAGTAATGATTGGAACTACTGATTCTTCTCCATTTGATAATACAAGTGGTGCAGGTGTAGCAATAAAAGGTGAAGAAATACAAGTAGCTAGTGAAAATAATTGTTTAGCTCTAAATCACTCTGACGGAGATGGAGATGTTGCTAAATTTTTTAGAGGTGGTACACAAGTTGGTAGTATATCTGTTGCTTCATCATCTACAACATACGCAACATCATCAGATGCAAGACTCAAAGACGTTACAGGCTCTGCAAGAGGTTTAGAGGTTATTAACGAACTTAATCCAGTAGCTTACAACTGGAAAGTAGATGGTAAAACAGACGAAGGTTTGATAGCTCAAGAGGTATTAGATGTAGTACCAAATGCTGTATCAGGTTCAGAAGAAGATATGTACCAAATGGATTACAGTAAGCTGGTAACGCATCTTGTTAAAGCTGTACAAGAGCAACAAGAACAAATAGAACAACTTAAAAAAAATTCACATAGTCCAAAAGGACTAGAGGATATGAATGGCTATAGTGATTTAATAAATACTATTAAAACATTACAAGCTGAAATTGCAAATTTAAAAGGAGAATAATATGGCAATAGGATATACTTGGGATGTTTCAACAGTTGATACATACCCAACTAAAGATAGTAAAAGTGATGTAGTCTACAATGTACATTGGAGACTTACAGCAACTGATGATACTAATAAGGATAGTGACGGTAATAACTGGACTGCTACTAATTATGGTTCACAAGCTGTTGACACTTCAGACCTTTCAAGCTTTACAGCTTTTGCAGATTTAACTGCAAGTAATGTTCAAGGTTGGGTTGAAGCTGCTTTAGGTGCTGACGAAGTTACAGCTATGAAAACTGCATTAGATGCACAAATAGCTGAAAGCATTACACCTACATCTGTTACTAAAACTATCAGTTAATTATGGAACTAACACCTTATTTATTTTGGAACATCTTTATAACTTTGGTGTTAGCCCCCATACTTTACGGTATTCGTAGAAACGAAGCCGAAGCAAAAAGAATAGACATACTTTTAAATAAAACTCGAGAAGAGATTGCAAAAGACTATGTCACCAAACAAGAAGTAAAAGAAGGAATGAATATCTTAATGGATAGATTAGAAAAACTACATGAAAAGGTTGACAAACTTTTTGAGGTAAAATAATGGCAAAGAAGAGAAAGAAAAAAGATAAAAGAAAATATAGATACACTACTGGTGGTAGGGTAGACATGCGTACTGGTGGGCGAGTAAAAGCTCAAGTTGGTGGTATGCAAGAAAAACCTAAAAAACCTATTAGCACTCCAGACGAAAAACCCGTAACTGGTGGTCCAGTAGGACAAGGTGTAGTTTTTAATGGTGGTAGAGAAGATGAACCTGATGATAGAAATGATAATGATAGAAATGATAATGATATTATTATAGATGAGACAGCAGGAGATGTTCAAGGTCAAGGTCAAGCTTTTAATGCTGGAAGAGGTACAACATCTTCAGAAGCTAGAAGAGAAAGAATAGCTAGAACAGAAGCTGAGACTGAAGCTAGAGCAGCAGGAGAAGTTCCAGAAGCTGCTGTAATTAAACCTGCTGTACAAGTTGGTATAGACCCTGAAACAGGTGAACCTATACGTGAACAAGCTACTACAACAATGGCAGAGCCTACTACAGTTACAGGAGAAACAGCAAAGCAAGTTACACCTGAAACAGTTAGAGAAGGACAACTTGATACAGCAACTCAACCAACAGAAAGAAGTGCTGCTCAAATATCTGCAGATGAATTAACAACAGTACCAGAAGAAGTTACTGTTAAAGCTGCTCAAGGTAATAGAAATGCAGTAGTTAAAGCTAACTTAGAAGAAATTAGAAATCTTACAGAACCTGCAAAATTTGCAAAAATAGAAAAAAGTGTAGCAGAAGCTGAAAAAGCTGATAATGTTGAAGCAGTTTTACAATCTAAAATTTATGATAAAGATGTTAGAGGTAGTAAAGTTAATTTAGTTGAAGGACCAGATGCAGAATATAATACTCGTACTGCCATAACTGATACTGCTGCTCAAGGTGCTGTAATAAATCAAATAGCTGAAAATGCAGTAGACCTTATAGGTTATGATGCTCTTGAACAAAGACAAGTAACAGGTATTGCTGCTAAAAGTGCTGCTGCAGATATGATAGCAGCTACTGCTTTTATTCCAAAAGATATTGCTGCTGCTATGGTAGAAGACCCTGCAAGTGTTGAAGCTCAAGTAGATACTCAACCTGTAGAAGTACAAGCTGCTGTAGCTGCTTTACCTCAAGAGGCTTTAGTATCATCACAAATGGAAACACTACTTGGTGGTATGGAAGATGGTAATATACCACTATGGGCTAAACCTGCTGTTGATGCAGTTAATCAAAATATGGCTGCAAGAGGTATGTTACCTTCAACAGTTGGTAGAGATGCATTGTTTAATGCTGTAGTTCAAAGTGCTTTTCCTATTGCTCAAAGTAATGCACAAGCTTTACAGCAAAGAGCAACACAAAATTTAAGTAATCAACAACAAGCTAACTTACAACAAGCTACACAAGAACAACAATTAAGATTATCTAATTTAGCAAACAGGCAGACTGCTGAAAGTCAAACAGCACAGATGGCTCAACAAATGTCTACATTACAAAGTCAATTTAATCAACAAGCTGTAATGACAAGTGCAGAACAAACACAACAAGCTGGGTTAACAGACTTACAAAATAGACAACAAGAAGCAGTTATAAAGTCTCAAAATGACCAACAAATGAGAATGCAAAATCTTGGTAATGAACAGCAAATAGAAATGGCAGAATTACAAATAGATGCTGCTAGAGCAGGAGCTGACCAAGCTGCAGAAAATCAAAACAGAATATTAGAAATGCAAACTGCTGCAGACTTTTTATCAAAGAATGCTGGATTTAAACAACAAATGGATTTAGCTAATTTGTCTAACGACCAACAAATGAGATTAGCTAATTTATCTGCAATGAATCAGGCAGATGCAGAAAGTTTAAGTAATGAGCAACAAACAGACCTTGCTAACTTAAATAAACAAATGCAAGTTAATATTAGAAATAAAGAGTTAGCACAACAGATGAATGTAGCTCAGTTAAATACTGACCAACAAATGGCTATACAAAATGCTTCTATACAAGCAAATTTAGATTTAACTAAATTTAACACAGAACAACAAGTAGAATTAGCTAATAGTAAGTTTATGCAAACTGTAACATTACAAAATATGAATGCTCAACAACAATCATTTTTACAAGATGCTACAGCTTTAGCATCACTTGATATGGCTGCAGTAGACCAAAGAACTAAAGTAGCTATGCAACATGCTCAAGCATTCTTACAAATGGATATGAGTATTTTAAATAATAATCAACAAGCACGTATGATGGAAGCACAGCAAGAGCAACAAAGAATATTATCAAATCAATCTGCTGAAAATGCTGCTGCTCAATTTAATGCTGCTAATGAACAACAACGAGACCAGTTTATGATGAGTCTTGGTGCACAAATGGAACAGTATAATTCTTCTCAAAATAATGCAATGGAACAGTTTAATGCTAGTCAAAATAATGCAGCAGAAGCTAGAAGAGCTGGTAGAGAAGCAGATGTTGAGAAATTTAACGCACAATTATTAACACAAGTTGAACAGTTTAATAGTCAACAAGATTTTACAAGAAATAATTGGAACGCACAGAATGCTGCAGCAGTTGAAGCTTCTAATGTACAATGGAGAAGACAAGCTAATACAGTTAATACTGCTGCTCAAAATCAAATTAATATGCAGAACGCAATGAATGCATTTAATATGAGCAGTCAGAATATGTCATTTTTATGGCAAGAATTAAGAGACCAAGCTGATTTTGATTTCAGAGCTTTTGAAAATCAAGAAAACAGAAATGCTCAAATACTTGCAACAGCTATTGCTAATGAAGGTAAAGCTGGTGAAAAATATGATGATTATTTAACACAACTTATTTCATCATTACGTAATTCATACACAGCAGGACTAGGATAAAATTATGGGATTTTTAAGAAAAGTAGGAAGAAAAATAAAAAAAAGAGTTAAAAAACTTTTTAGCAGTAAATTTGGTTCTTTAATAGGAGGCATAGCTATAAGTATGATTTTAGGTCCAGTTATAGGTAAAGCTTTTAATGGAATAAAATCAGCTTTTACAGGAGCAGGAGCAACTGCTGGACAAACAGCAGCACAGGCTACATCACAAGCTGCAGCACAACAAGCTGCTGCTGAAACAGCAAAACAACAATTAGTTCAAGAAGGATTAAAAGAGGGCATAACTTCGTCTTTAACAACTGATGTAGGCACAAAACTTACAACTGACCAATTATTAGCTGGAGAAACTTTGCAGTCTGTAGCATCTAAAGAAGTTGCAGGTAAAGCATTAACTGAAGAAGCTCTTCGTAATTCTTTATCTACTGCAGTACAAAATGGTAATGCTTTAGATTTTACAAATGCATTAACACAAGGAACAGCTTCTGGTACTATACCTTTAAATGTATCTAATACAATTACAGGTTCTTTAAATAATATTAATAATTATATAGAAACTGGAAATATGTTTACTCCAGAAGTTTCTAGAACTATAGAGGTTAATCAACAATTAGCTAGAGCTGAAAAAGCTGTTGATATTTCAAAACAAGTAAAGTTAGGACCACCTGAAGCAACTGTAGGTCAAGAAATTAAACAAAACTTTTTAAATTTAGGTGAAGGTATAAAAGGAAATGACTTTATTGCTGATACTGCTAGAAGCACCGGTACTTCATTAGCACTTAGTGCAATACAAGGAGAACCAGAAGAACCATTTATTAGTGGTGGTGTAGCTCCACAACCAGATATGGTAGCTTCACAAGATGCATTTGTAAGAGAGGTTGGAAATCAAATACCAGATTATCAAGGTGTTAATTTTCAAAATTTATCTAATAGTATGTTATTTGGAACTTTATCTCCACAATTTTTAATAGGACAAGCACAATCATATTCATAGGATAATATTATGGCAATATCAGAAAAAGCAACAAAATTTATATCCGATAGTTTTGAACAAGGCAGAGCTATTCCGGGACAAAGTTTAACTAATGCACCAGACCAACCTTATAACTGGGAAAAACCTGCAGAGTATACTAATCCTAGAGAAACTATGTTGTATATCTTTGAACAGCTTACAGTACCAGAAACAGTTACTAATATGTTATTATCATTAAGTAATGGTGTAGGTGTTATTGATATTGCTTCTAGTGTTCTTTATTCAGGATTCTTAGAAGGTAAATGGAATCCAGATTTAATGACACTAATGATGGAACCAACTATGTATATGATTATGGCTTTAGCTGAAAAAGCAGAAATAGATTATGTATTAGATTCAGGAGATGATGAAGAACCAACAGAAATGTCACCAGAAAAACAATTACAAACTTTAGAGGGTGGTATTAATGAATTAGATAATATTAGAAAACAAGCTGCTAATAGAGTTAATCCACAGTCAGTTCCTGCAGAAATTAGAGAAGTTATTGAAGAAACTGAAATACCACAAAGTTTATTAGATAAAGTAAAAAAAGAAAAAAGTAATAGTTTATTAGCAAGAGAGGAATAAGATGTCAGATTTTTTAAAAAGTTTATTAGATAAAAATCCGGGTTCACAAACAGGTGAGCTTATTGGAGCTTATCTATCTGGTAGAGATAAAAAAGATAATAGAGCTAGAAATGTTTTATTAGCATCTTTATTTTTTAATGCTAAAGAAGCTTCTAGGCAAAGTAAAGTTAGAAAACAATTAGAAGAACTTGAAAGAAATAAAACTTTAGAGGTTGCTAAGTTAAATAATCAATGGACTAAAAGAGTTAATTTATCAAATCAATATGAAAATATTCAAAAGAATGGAGCTTTAAATTATTATAAAACTCAAGCTGAACAAGCTTTTAATGATGAACATATTAAAGATAAAGAATTAATGAGTTTACAAGGTGGAGATGTTGCAGAGTATAAACTTAATTGGATGACAGATTATGCAAACAAACAAAATGATGAGTTTATGCAAACATATAATAAATTAGATAAATCTATTACTACTAAAGAAGAATTTACAAAACCTTATATGGATTATTATAGAGCACAACAAGAACAAATTGCTGCACCTGCTAATGTAAGTTTAGTACACAAAGCATTTGGAGCTATAGGTATTGGTAAAGATAAACAAGAGTATGCTGATAAAGTAGAAGAGCTAAAACAAAGAAGACAAGCTAATCAAACTAGAATATTAACATATACTGCAGAGGATGTAGCTCGTATTCAAAAAGAAAGAGAAAATGTTGAAGGTTTAAAAATTAGTGGTGCAGATTTAAATACTTTATTAAATAATAGTGGTTTAAATGAAAGTGACCAAGATAGTTTAAGATTGAGAAGAGGAGTTAGAGAACAATGGAGAGCAAATAATATGACTTATCAAGCTGCTCAAGACGCTATTGCAGCATATGAAGAAGGATTTAATGCTAAAATTAATTTATCAAAACTTAATGAGGCTGAAGCAAGATATGAAGCATATTCTCCTAAACCTGAAAATAAAGATTCTATAGAATATCAAAGTTGGGAAAGAGGATTAAATAAAGCTAAACGAACTGCATTAGGTATTGAAGATTTAAGTCAAGATACTTTTGATAAAGCTAATACTATATTTGATTTAACAGCTATGATTAATGAAAATAAAAATAATGGTAAAAGTACTGAAGTATTAGAAAAAGAAAGACAAGAATTTTTAGAAGACTATATTGCAGAAATAGAAAGAAAAGCTGTTGGTGGTGTTGATATGGCAACAGTACAAGGACAAATTGTTGCGTCAAGAATGGCAGTAGTATATGGTATGATAGATGATAATCCAAAACTTACTAACGATATTCAATTATCAGATATTGATATAACTCGATTACCTGATGAAGTTCAGACAGCTATTGATGGTATGAGTATAGAAGACATAAATCGGAATGAAACAGTATTAGGAGATAGTAAACAACTATTTAGAAATTTACAACAACAAGCATATATTATACAACAATATAATGTTGCAATAGCATTTGCTGATGATATTGATGATGAAAATTCAGACCCACTTGGTTTATTAAAATAAATAATAATGTCATCTTTGTACGAAAAATATAAGTATGAAAATAATTTAAAGTCAGTAAACGATTTAGAAGAATTACGTAGACTTTATAATAATAATCCCACTTACAAAAAAGAATTTGGATTTGCAGAATTTATAGATATTGCTACTAAAAATTCTAGTGAACCTTTAAGTGCTGAAATAAAAAATATTGTATCTCCTGAAATAAAACCTGACCCTTTAGAAGCAGACCCTAACTTTTATAAAAAACAATTTGAACCAACTTATCAAGATTGGATAGGCGATAACATGCCTTTAAAAAATTATAGAAAAACTGTGGGTGGTATAGCTAATGAATTATTTACAGGTGGTGCAAAATTAGTAAGTGAAGCTGCTTTAAAATTAAACACTTATGGACAAAGAGAAACTTTAGAAAAAATTGCTAAAGATAAAAATATTTCTTATAGTGAATTAGTAAATCAAATAGAAAAAGATAGTAATAAAAGAATAGATAAAGGTTCAGCTACATTATTAAGACCAGTAGTAGGTGCTGATATTTACGATGGAGATACTATTCAACAACCAGAAGGTATTATAGGAACTGGAGCAGTAACTATAGCACCTTTTGTAAGTGTATTTCGTAGAGCTAGAAACTTATTTGGTACTCGAGCTGATGATGCTTTAAAAAGAACAGGTAAAAAAGCAGACACTAAAAAACTTTTAACAGCTAAAAAAATTGAACTAGGTAAAGATTTAGCTGCTGCTGAAATATCATCGCAAGTTTTATTTGCAGATGACCCTGAAGTATTTATGGTTGCTAAATATATTAATGAAAATATAGAGAATACTGTATTAGATGATAGTTTTGTTGGAGACTTTTTTGAATATTTAGATGCTGATGAAAATAGTAGTTCTACTCAACGAAGATTAACTCTATTATTAGATGGTGCAGTTTTTACTGGTATTATAGGAGGAGGCTTAAAAACTGTGTCTCTTACTAAAGATAAGTTAGCTGAAGTATTAAAAAGAATAAAAAGTAATTCAGAATTAAAAGAAGGATTTAAAAGAATGTTAGCTCCTTTAAAAGAAAAATTAGAACCTTTTACTCCTAATAAAATTAAAGACAAAGTAGATGATGATGTTTTTGTAGACATACCTTTAGAAGGTCGTGGTATTAAAAGAGAAGCTACTAGAATTTTAAATGGTGTTAGAAAGCTTAGAAGAAAATATTTTACTTCTAGAGGTTATTATAATTCTGAAATGCATAACATTATTTTAGATGGTGAATTAGCTAAAGCTGGATTTGAAAAACAAGCAAAAAATTTATTAGATGATTTAACTTATCAATCTAAACAGCTTGTAAAAGAAGGTGAATTTAATGGTTCTCAGGTTACTAAAATGTTAGAAGATTATTTATCTGGTAATATAAAATTAAAAGAATTACCTGAAGGATTACAGAGTGTAGCTTTAAGAACTAGAGATACTATAGATGATTTAAGTAATTTATTATTAGAACAAAAAAATATACCTGAAGATTTAAAATTTGTTATTAGAAGTAATATAGGTAAATATTTAAGAAGAAGTTATGAATATTTTGAGAATCCTAGTTATAAACCAAGTCAAGATGTTATAGATGGAGCAGTTGAAAGTATTGCTGAAAAATTAGCTGGTAGGTCTATTCAAACTTCTTTATTTGATGATACTGCAAAATTAAGCATAGATAAATATAAAGATGAGGCTAAAGAAATTGTAGAGGGTTTATTAGGCGATAGAAAAAATATGGACTTTTATTTAGATAAAGTTTATGGATTTAAAAAAGCAGATATTTTATTTCAAACTAGAAAAGAAATAGATGAACCTTTACGTAAATTTTTTGGACAAAGAGAAACTGAAGACATAGGAAAAACTGTTTTTACCACAATAGAAACTCTTGGAAAATATTTGTCTGATGCTAAAATGTATGATGATTTATATACTAAAGGTAAAGGTAAATGGTTTTTTGAAGAAACAACCGATGCAGTAACAAGAACTAGAACATCCGGAGTTATTCAAGGTAAACAATTTGGTGCGTTAGATGGAATGAGAACCACTAAACAAATAGCTAAGTTTTTTGAAAAGACTTCTACTGGTACTTTTGAAAGATTATTATCTCCTTTATTAGCTGTAAAAGGTGTTGGACAAGCTGTTGCAACTGTATATAGTTTTACAACTCATGCTCGTAATACTATTGGTGGTGGTATTATTATGGCACAAAATGGATTAAATCCTTTTGATAAAGAAACTCGAAATGCTTTTAAAACTTTAACAAATGAATTATATACTAGAACCCCTAATAAAAATAAAGCTTTAGAAGATTTATATATTAAATATCAAAACCTTGGCATAGTGAATCAAAATGTTAGAATAGGTGAATTTAAAAAATTAATAAATGAAAATATAACAGATGCTAATTGGGTAAAAAAATTAGACAGAGCATTTGCTGGTCAAGCTTATGGTGGTGCTAAAAAATTATTTAATAAAGTAACAGATACTTTTAATAAAACTTATGTAGCTGAAGATGATATATGGAGAATAGCTTCTTTTCAAAAAGAATTAAATGTTCTTAAAAAAGCATTTCCTAATAGAAGTATAGATGAATTAGAAAGAGAAGCAGCTACTATTATTAGAAATACTTTCCCTACTTATAATTTAGTTCCTTTAGGAGCTAGAGAATTAAGAAAAGTGCCTGTATTTGGTAACTTTTATTCTTTCTTTGCAGAAAGATGGAGAAATAATTATCATACTTTAATGAGAGGTATGGAAGAAATTAGGTCAGGTAATCCAGACTTAATTGAAAGAGGTTACCAGAGATTAGCTAGTCAAATGGCTGTGGGTTATTTAGGTAGTGAAGGTGTTAATAGATTTACTAAACATGCATTTGGTGTTAGTGATGAGGAAGAACAAGCTATAAAAGATTTAGCATTGCCACCTTGGTCAAATAATGGAACTATAGGATATAAACGTGATAAATTTGGTAATATATCATTTGTAGATTTAACTTTTTCAGACCCTAATGCTCCAGTTTTAAATGTTTTTAATGCTTTTACAAATGAAATATTTGACCCTGAATCTTCGTTAGATTCTATAGATAATAAAATAGCTAATGCAAGTATGGAGTCTTTAAAAACATTTTTAGCTCCTTTTACTGACCAGCCTTTATTTACTGATAGATTAGGGAGAGCACTACTTCTTGGTGAAGATGAAAATGGCAATCCTATTGAAGGAACTAATCCACAACAAAGTGGTATGCAAAATTTTTTAGCGACATCAAAATATGTAGGAGAAGTTTTATTACCAAGATTTTTAAAAGAGGGAGCTGAATATACTAGAGAGTTACAAGAAGGAGAATTATCTGGGGAGGAATTTGTAGAAGAATTTGTAGGTAAATTAACAGGTTTAAATTATACTTCAGTTAATACAGAAAATTTAAAAACAAATTTATTTTTTAAAGTAAAAGATTTTAATACAAACTATAAAGATACTAAAGATTTATTAAATGAATATAAAGTAGAAACTATTGAAGAAGCTTTAGAAAATTATTTAATAGCTAATAGAGCTTATTACAGAGACTATGTAACTTTAAATAGAGCAATTAGAGGAGCTAGAATTTTAGGTATTAGGAATGATGATATTAAAGAAGCTATTAAAAAAGTAAGTGGTGAAGGACTAGGAGTGGTAGAAAAAAATGGATTATCTTCTTATGATAATAATTTTCAACCTATTAGATTAACTGAAAAAGAATTAATAAATTTATATAACTCAGCAGCTTATACTGGTGTAAGTTTTAATGAGTTTAAAAGTAGTTACAAAAAGTTATATAATCAATTAAGTATATTACCTTTATTACAATATGAAGATGATTTAAATGAAAAAGAAAAAGAAGTAATAAAAATATTAAAAAGACCTAAAAAATTTACAAGACAACAAAAAGTTGAAGGAGGCTTAGTATCAGGACCAGAAGTTTCTGACACTAAAGAAGACCCAGCAGACAGAGTAGACCCTTTTACAGGAGCACCTTACTCTGACCAGATGGCTAGACTTGGATTTAATAGAGGCTCTATTGTAGATATACAAAAGGTAGGTAATAAATCAGTAAAAACTTATGAAGATGGTAGCACCGAAGAAATAGAAATACCTGAAGAAATTAGGAATGAACCGGGACTTAGAATGGTAGCACCTATTGTAGAATTATTAGGTGGTGTAGGAATATTAAAAGGTGGTAAAGTAGTTAAAGAAGTAGGAGAAGAAGTTTTAGAAAAACGAGCTGTTCCTAAAATACTTTATCATGGTTCAGGTGAAAGAGGTTTAAAAGAAATAATACCTTCATATAGAAGAACTAAAACACCTAATCCAGCACTACAAAGAGGAGTGTTTACTAATCCTAGTATAGATAATGTAGTAAAATTTACAGGTGAAAAAGGTTCTATATATGGATTGGATGTATCAGATATTTCTTCTTTTAAAAACTTGTTAAGTATTTCTAGAAATAAAGTTTTAAATGCTGATAAACCTAACAAGTCTTTATTAAAAGCTTTAGATAAAGAAATAAAAGATTTTAAAACAACAAAGAAAACAGGATTATTACAACAAGGAGAGATAAGTAAATCTAAACAGTTACGACAGTTTAAAGATGATATGTTAAATAAAGATAATTATATAACAGGTATTACTCCTGCTGTTGATGATTTTTTAAAAAGACAAAAAGTAGACGTAGTTAAAACAACTCCTAATTTTAGAAACCCAGATAGAGTTCCAAACTTTATATTACTTAGAGATAGTGTACCAGTTAAAGATGAATTTTTAACTAAATTAAAAAACAATAAATATTATATTCAAAAGGATTAGTTATGAACATAGAACAATGTAAAGCTGAAATAAAAAGACACGAAGGTGAAGTGTTAGAAATATATATGGATAGTTTAGGCTATAAAACTCTTGGTGTCGGACATCTATGCCAACCAGAAGACCCTGAATACAATTGGGAAGTTGGTACTGCTGTTCCTCAAGAAGTAGTAGATATGTATTATGAAAGTGATTTTAATAAACATTTAAAAGAAACTATGCATGTTATAGGCGAAGAAGATTTTAAAAACTTACCAGAGATTATACAACGTGTTGTAGTTAATATGTGTTTTAATCTAGGTGGTACGAGATTTAGTAAATTTAAAAAGATGTTAGCAGCTTGTCGTATACATGACTGGGAAGAGATGGCTGTACAAATGGAAGACAGTCGTTGGTTTAGACAAGTAGGTAGACGTAGTGTTGAGTTACAAACTATGGTTAGAGAATGCTGCTCTACTTAGAAACAGATTTAGACAGGGCATATAAGCTTGATTGTAAAGCTAGAGCCAAGTGTGATGAGCCTTGGGTAACTAGAGAACAGTTTAGAGGTTTATATGAAAGTTTAATCAGCTTACATTTACAAAAAGCTGAGAAGGAGAATATATTAGTAGATGATGTACCTGAATGGGTGCTAAGTTCTATTGATGGTATGTTAGAGGGAACATTAACTTTAGAGAGAGAATAATATGAAAGATATGTTAAAAAATATAGTAGGTGCTGTAGCTCCAACATTAGGTACTGCTTTAGGTGGTCCTATGGGTGGTATGGCTGCTAATATGATAGCCGATGTTTTAGGTTGCCCTAACAATCCTAAAGCAATAGAAAAAGCTGTAGCTGAAGCAACACCTGAACAAATGTTAGAACTTAAAAAAGCTGAAAATGATTTTGAAGTACAAATGAAAGAGCTAGAAGTAGACGTATTTAAACTAGAAGTAGCTGATACGCAAGATGCTAGAGGAAAATTTTCAAAAGACTGGACAGCTAGAATTATGGGTGTAGCCACAGTAGGTGGATTCTTAGCCTATATATTCTTAGTAACACTACAACCACCAGAGCAGAATAGTGAGGCTCTAATAAACCTAGTGTTAGGTTATCTTGGTGGTTTAGCAAGTGCTGTTATTAGTTTTTACTTTGGAGCT